ATTGATGGACAGATCTATATGATGGCACCACCTAATACCAGGCATCAGGTAATCGTCGGTGAACTGTATGCTACTATCCGCAATTACATTAAAAGTAAAAGCGGATCCTGTAAACCATATGTTTCTCCATTTGCAGTGTTCCTGAATGAAGATAACAAGAACTATGTCGAACCAGACTTAACAGTTGTCTGCTCACCGGACAAAGTAGATGAAAAAGGTTGTCATGGTGCACCTGACTGGGTAATTGAGGTTGTTTCTCCTGCTACCCAGAGTAAAGATTACGGAATAAAGCTGTTTAAATACCGTATGTCCGGAGTCAGGGAATACTGGATCATTAATCCTATGAAGGGGATTGTAAACGTTTACGATTTTGAAAATGAATCGGGTACCGGATTATACTCTTTTGATGATGAAATTCTAGTATGTATATATCCCGATTTATCAATTGTGATCTCTGAATTATTATAATAAAAACCGCCCCTGTTGGTAGCAGGGACGGCTCAAGAATCTCCGAAGAGATTCCGTACTTTGGCAAAGATATTGTATCATCTTCGGAGCAGTTGCACAATCAGAACATTTGTGTGGCTGTTATTTTTGTACGTGACATGCTCCCACCACTTAAATCCCAGATTTTGAAGTGGGGGCTTCTTGCTCAATGACTCTACTGAGCCAAGTATCTACAAGCTATCCTCGCGTGCCCCGCGATTCTTTTTGCCCG